ACTGGCGCTCACAGTGAGGCCAGAGGCCGTGGAAGCCGCGGTGGTAGCCGCGACCGAGGCCAGAACTCCGGGCGGAATGAGCACCGTCCCGTCGAACCGATAGGGCACGCCTTCCACCTGGCCGGACTGGGTGACCGCGCCGTGCCCGTAGCAGAGCGCCTGGAGCGTCGGAGTGCCCGAGTGGGCGGCCGAAGTCCAGAACTGAACCTTGCCTTGCGGCGAGCCCACCAAGTTGCTGATGACAGTACCGGCAGTCGTGAAGGTGGCCAGGGCCGACTTCGCAACCGTCGAGTAGTAGATGCCATAGCCGTTGACGACTGTGGTGGCGTTGACCGTGGTGATATTGAGCGTGACCAGTTCGGCCCACACGCCCGAGCCAGGCGGGTTGTAGAGTGCAAACACCGAGGCCAGGGAGGCCGCATTCACCGGGATGGTGACGGCCGCCGCGGTAGCCGAGAAGCCGGCATTGCGCTGACTGGAGACGCCATACACGCCTGAGCGAGGCGAAACCATCGGGCAGCCAGCCTGGTCATAGATCGCCTGAACGCCACCTTGCTGGTTGTCAGCAAACTTGACGGCATACGGGTTCAGGACCGAGCCGACCAGGATGATCGGAGTGGGAAAGAGGACTGAGGAACTCATAGCATCATCTCCAACTTGGCCTTGACCGCAGCAGCGTTTTTCATCAGCCAAGCCCACGCGGCTTCGGCCTCGGTTTCGACAGCCTTGACTTCCTCGACCACCTTGGCCTCGACAGCCTTGACTTCGGCTTCAACCTTGTTGACGAGATCGCTCATTGGGCCAAGTCCGTGGTGTAAATCGACATACTCTGGATCGCTCGCTCGAAAGCCAACAGGGCCTTCTTGATCTCAACCCGCGTGATCGTGTTACCGTTCTGGTCCGTGGCCGCTACTCTCAACTCAACATCGACCGTCCCGGTAGGCGCGTTGGTGCCTACCGTCACCTTGTCCAACCGGCCAATGGTGTCAGTACCCTCGCCATTCTTGACGCCGAGTGATAGGGCAGTGTTGGCCATTAGAAGATGTACTCCGCACGGCCGATGATGTTGCCGGCTACCGGAGTCGTGGCAGCCACCGTCACGTTGATGATGATGTCGCACCAGCCCATATTGTCGAGCACGTAGCCCTGCTTGCTGGTGTAACCGAAGATACGAGCGAGCGGAGTCTGGACCATCGTCATATACGGAATGGTCGAGCTACCGTTGGCAGAAGCGATACCGGTAATCGGAGGCTGAAGCGAATAGCCAGTGATGTTCGCACAAGCGGACGTGACCTCGATCAGAGGCATCGGGCCAGTCGTGCCACCATTGCCAGAGAGAGTGATCAGGCCGAAAGCCTTGTTGCGGGTAGACGCATTGGCCGCAACCGACACACCGGTCTTGGTCGTGTCAGAGACGAGGCCCTGGAGGTAGTACGGCGTACCGTCGCCAAGGCTGTCACTGAACCCGACCGAGATATCGAACGCAAGAGTTTGCGGATTGGCGCTATCGAGCACCACGTCCGTTCCGATGAACAGGTGTTGGAGCTTGGCGTTCGCCGGGATCCGGAGCAGCCGTCCGTAGTTGCCGGATGCGCCCAAGAAGGCGGTCGAGACCGGAAGCTGGTCGGTCAAAATCTGGTCGTTGCCGGCAATGCCTTCACCAGCCGTCAGAGTACCCAACCCGAGGAACCCCGTCGCCGGGATGTTCGAAGGATTGGTATCCAACAGCGCAATGTTGGCCGAAAGAGCATTCGTAACAACGGTCATGTGTGCTCTCCTTACGGGGTGATATCAGCGCCGGTCGTATCGGCGCAGAGCACCTGAATAACCTTGCCAGGCTGGGTACGGGTCGCCCCGAACATCGCCTTCGTGTAGAGATCCCACGGCTCGCTCGACAGCCAGTTGGCGATCGAAACCCGGTTCATCATGTCCTGCCAGATGCCGAGGTAGATGCCGGACTTGACCCATGCGAGACAGCCGCGAACAGAGCCGACAGTGCTTTCAGGCACGCGCTCCAACACCTTGATATTGAACCCGAGGAACTTGACGACACGTCCGTCAACCAGGACAGGGCGATCGTTGAACTCGGTGGACACGACCTGAACCTGGCGCAGAAGATCAGCCTCCTGCTGCGACCCGATAGCGATCGTAAAAGTCTCGGTGTCGAGATCGTTATGGAAGTGGCGCAGGATACGCTTGGTCTCAATGAGCTTGTCAATTGTCAGACCGACGTTGGAACCTGCGTTGAAGTTCACAGCCACCTGGAAGTTGGCCGTAGAAAAGGTCTCTTGCACGAGACCGCCCGCGTCCACGCCGGTGAACGCAGTCCTCGTCATGGACGAGAGAATTTCGTCGTCATACGCGCGGCCGATCGCGAACGCCGCGTTGGTCGTGTAGCCAGACTTCGGATCCACAATGGTCTGAAGCTCGTCAAAACTATCGATCATCTGATCGATTTCTTTTTCGATCGGGAAGACCCAACGCCGAACGAACTGGCTGTCAGTACGCACCTTGGGCGCAAAACGGCCGGCCGGACTTTTGGCCTGGATGGGCGCGATCTGATTGACCGGGCTCGCCATCTTGCCGACGTGATAGCCAGTGTCGCAATACTCACGCAACATCGACCCCTTCTGCTGCAAGAGCAGTTGGAGGTTCGTGGAGTACTGGGCGGTAAAGAGAGGGATCAATCCCTGGTCAGCAGAACCGGCCATCGAAAAACTCCTGGATAGAGCCGTGGCCGTATCCAGGAGTTGGGGGCCGAGCAACAATCTTGCGCAACCTACACCTACGCAACTTTCTTGTCAAGTAGGCAAATATAGTTGCGCGCATCTTCCTTTCGTTCAAAACCTTCAGACCGATAAAGGCCTGCGGCCAAATTGGATTGATCGGTTACCAGATGCACGGCCAAGCAATTTTCTTTCGCCGCGAAAGAAACGATCTGCTTGACAAGAGACCGCGCAATCCCCTTACGTCGATGCTCTGGGTCAACAAACAGCTCCAGTAACTCCAGCACCGGCTTGGTCTGGTATGGATGGGGGCGGATGAAAAATATCGCCCGCCCCACTACCTTACCCTCGAACTCTACATCCATCTTGGGGAAGCGGGGGTCGTCTACCTCAAGGATAGGAAACCTTAGATCATTGTCTGGGGTAAAGACAGGAGGATCCACGGTACGATGCCCTGGTGCAAGAGTCATTTCATCCTCTCAGTCCACTTGGTCCTGTTCCGATCGTGGTGCGCGTTGATCACGGGGAACCAGTTGGCCAAGACTGTATGAACGTCCTGAAGATTCATGTCCGGCTCGTCCAAGGCGAGCACGTCCAGCGACTCCTCCATCGCCTCATGGATCTTCTGGTGAAGTTGGTTCTTATACGCCATGGCTACCTCCCCACACTAACGAGGATAGTATTGAGCGCCTTCATCTGCGCTACCTCCTCATTGCCACCGGCCAGGTAGCGGTTGACCCATGCCTGATCTTGCATCAGAGCCGTCTTCTTCTCGGCTGCCTGATCTACCGTCATGATGCTACTATCGCCAATCCGGGTCGAACCTCGGACGAACTTGTCCTCGCCGATCTTCTCGCCGATCTGGCGAAACATCTCCATGGTCTTGGCGTAACCGATCGAGCCCTCAAGTGCATTGAGAACCTCGGCATCAACGCCAAGCGCCTTGGCGGCATTCTGGGCCACGACACGATTGACCGCATCGTTGGCGCCCCAATTCTTGGCCAGGGCTGCCTTCTCGTTGGCGAGGTTGGCAGTCTGTGTTGCCTTCGTGGCCTCCCCGTCAGCAATCGACTGCGCCACGACGGCCTGGGCAAGCTGCTTGGCGCCGTCCACAGTCAGGTGAAGATCGGCCGCAGTCTTGCGAAAGAAGTCCTGGAGGGCCGGCGTAAGGTCAGTATCGCCGACCTTGATGCCATCGAACTTGTAGGCAGTCGGGTCGGCCGGCGCGCCGAGCTTTGCGTATACGTCCTTCCAGAGAGGGTCGGTCGGGGTCTTGGGTAGCCGAATCAGTTCCTCGGCTGGGACACCGATCCTCTTCTCCAACTCACGGTGGCCTTTCACAGCCTTGAAGGCAATATCCTCCAGGGCACCCTTGTCCATACCGCGGTTGGTCAACCAAGCGATATCGTCGGCCTCGGTAATCTTACCGTTGTACCAAGGCTTCGCGGCACTCGCCGCAGCAGCGGCAGCAGCGGCAGCAGCCGCAGCGGCATCACCTCCGGTGTTACCACCAGTAACAACTTCAGGCATCGTCAGATTCCTCTTCTTTCAGTTTGGCCAGGGCTTCCTGAATTTTTTGGCCGTTGTACATGGTCAGCAGTTGCTCGGGGTTCAGGTTCAGGTGTTGTAGGATACGTAAGAACACCTCGTGATGTCCAATGGCAACATCAGTAAGTCGCTGGTTCTCGTTCCATACAGATTTGTTGGCATGGCAGAATTGGGCGAGATCATCCAAGACCAACTGTCCCGCTGGGGATGTAAAGGCAAGTCTATAGGCTGTACTGCGGTCTTTGAGGAACACCAATGTTCTGTCCCGAAGCTTGCCAAGTTGCTCTCCTGCATAGCTCATACCATGGCCCTCTTGATTGCGTCATAGGTTACCTTGTCGTCAGTATACGGACCCATGAACAAGTCTTTCGGACATACGATGATAGGATCGCCTTCGATCGAACTCACGTATTGGTCCACATACTTGTTATAGGCTACCGGATCACGGCCGGCCATGAAGACAGCATGGTCTTCAGCCGTGTTAGCCCAGCGGTGACCTTTAAGATAAGGCATGCCCAGATGAACCATGCAATACCATTCCACAGTCTCATGCACTCCAATAAATTGTCCGGTGTCCACCCCGTTCCAATTCCGAGGATAGAAGCGGTCAAGATATACAGTAGTGGCGTCTCCAGAGATCCCACCCAAAAAGGGAATGTCATACTGGGTGTTGATGTTGAACGGCATGGCCAGGAGCATGAGAAGACGCGGGTTGTGCGCCCTGAACTCTGCCCAGCGCTGGTCTGAGAACTCCACATTGTCGATATCGCCGGCACTCACTGGCCACCAGGAGCTTGCGGTCCGCCGAAGGCTTGCCCCGGCGCCACACCAGGTTGGTTCTTGGCTACGACTGCCTGAGCCTTGAGCATGGCAGCCTGAGCAGGGAGTGCCTGTATCTGTGCGGCCTGAGCCTGGGTCTTGGCCCGGTTGCCGCGTTTGACCTTTATCTCGCTGTCGGTCGCCATCCAACTTTCCGGGACAGCTTGTATTTCGGCGATAGCGGGAATAGCCACGTCGAAGTTAAATGGATCCAGCAAACTCGGATCTCCCGTGATATTGACCAGCTCCTTGACACTTTCCACCGTCCTTATGAAGCCAGCCGCCTCCTGGGCCTTCATAGCCCGCGAAATCGGCGCCGTATAGACCGCGTGATATGCGCCCTTAGCTTCTTTAAGCAGGGGCGGCATGGGCGGGAGCATTCGCAATTGGGCAAGGATATCGAGTTCACGATCAATAAGCGGCCCCAAATACTCCGACTGTTGTCTCCCCACAGTTGGAGCAAGCAAAATCCCTTTCTCATTGGTCCTTTCAATGACTTCAGTCGCCGTCATCTGTGGCGTCTCGGTGAGAATCTGGAAGAGAGTGACGAGGAAGCTGTCATTAATCAGGAGCTTCTCTTCCGCCATCATCTCCTTGGAAATCTGGATGTTTCCAGTCGGAAGGATGTCAACCAAGCGCTTACCATCCTGTGACATGCCTCCGATATTTGTGGAACCTGGTCTTTGATTAAGATCCAAGATGCCATTGTCGGCAGTGAGAAGAACGGGATCCGCAGCGCGGTGACCTTGCTTGAGGAAGGTGGACTTTTGTGCATTGAGTGTCTTGAGGGCCGGCAACACGTCCTGCGCGGGGCCACGTCCATAAACCTCTCCAGGAGCTTGGCAGTATCGGGAGATCGGCAGAGGGAAAGTATTGTAGCCGCCCTCCGACAGAAGACACTCCCCCGCGATGCAAATGTTGTAGGACGCATAGGGCTTGCCCTTGTAGTCGAGCCGGTCCTGGTCATAATCCGATCGCGGGCAGACGCGATGCAGGAGATCGAAAGGCGTCTGTAGCTGGCGCTCTAGGGCCGGCCGCAATATCTCTGGGAAGCTATTCGGCCACTTCTCATGGATTTGGCCAGCCGTCAGACGATACCAGCGGATGAAGCCATTAACCTGTCCTTGATGGTTGTCCCGTAGGTATACTTCCCCGACCGGAAGGCATCGGTAACGCATTCCATGTTGGCCAGTGAGTGAGTAAAGGGTGTCAACGAAGAGGGGTCCATTACCAAACGCCCCAAGAAGCTGGTAGCTCTGGTAATTCTGCCCAGCAAAATTAGCCGTTGCCGCGTACCGGGCTTTGAAGACAGCGTTCTTGGCTTGCTCGAACCACAGTCGGACATTTTTGTCTTTCTTGAGGTAATCATGCTCAGCCTCCAGACCATGCCAGAACATATTCCTAGGCGTCAGCAAACTGTCGCAGATGGCCGCAAATTTGGCGTTTGCCATCATCCCAGTAGCGTCGATCTGGCGGAAGGTCTTCTTCTGGCCAGGCCAATCCCGGTTACCGTAAAAGAATGTGTTGCGATAGTTCGGCGCGATAAGCTCGGCAGTCTCTTCCCACTGGCCCGCATGAACGTTACGGTACGTCTGCATCTCGCGGAACTCCATCATGGTTTCCGCAAAGATATCCATCTCGTAGCTGGTCTGCTTACGAGGCAGAAACTTTCCGCCATCCATGGAGCCGGACGAGAGAGCCATTCAGGTCACCAAGGAAGGCGGATGCAGTAAAGAGACAAATAGGCAACTGCTAGAGCCCCTAGAAGCGCTCCAGCTACTATGCTGACCCCTATGATCGCAACCCACATCACACACCTAGACCGACGCCCGCCGAACCCATGAGGTCCTGGGCAACATTGCCGAACTGTTCAGATAGAGGCTTCTGCTTCTTTTGTTTCGCCTTTTGGTCGGCTACCTGATCATCAACCTGGACCTTTAGCGCATCTCCTAGGCCAAGGTCAAGCGCTGCTGAGCCGACCCCAGCGTTTTTCTGGTTCATGAGAGGCATTTTATTTCTTCCGAATCGTGGGAGGCAGGTTATTGAGCTTCTCGACAGTACGCATGGTTCCGAGCCCTAGCATACCGGCGAGTATCGAAACAATGTTACTCGTGTCCACAGACGGCAGGTGGAAGATCGGGCCGACGATAGAATAAACAAACCCGAAGCCGCAAACCCAGCCGATGAACGGCCGCCATCCGGAGACGAACAGGGACGTGTTGGCGGCCTCAGCCGTATTGGTGGCTGACTGCTGGGCCGAGATTGCCGCCTGGGCATCCTGAATCTTGCTGGCCGCTGCCGCCCGCTGCTCCGCAGTCGGGAACAGTTGGATCAGGTCCTTCATCACGTCAGCGATCGGACCTAGCCCCAGATCGAAAAAACCCATTTGATGAAACTCCAAAGCGAGTTAAGTTGTGGCGGAACGGGATTGACCACAGGTGGGTCGGGAAGCTTCCCTTGATCCGGATGCGGCAAATCGATGGGTGGCTGTTTGCCGAACACGATCGATTTGTCGATCTTCATCATCGAAGCCAAGATAGCCGCACATCCTTCCTGAACGTCTATCGCAGAAGCACGATACACATGATCGGCAACATACTTGCCAGACACATACTGATCAGTGCCAGACCACACGTAAGCCGAGGGAACTCCTCGGGCGGCATAGCCGAGGCCATTGTATTCCTCCCAGAGAGTAAGGACGCCACCAATAGACCAGTCCACCCACATGAATGCGTACGGGGCACAGTTGACCAGGGCGTC